AGCCTCGATTCATGGGGCATTGCTGCAATCACAGACGCATCAGAGAAAAGCTGGGTAGAGATTTTCTTCTTTGCGAAAGTTGGGTAGAGAAATGACACCATCAGAACTTAGAGAAAGGCGGTCTTTCCTTGGTTATACGCAGCTATCATTTGCTGAAAAGCTGGGGTTATCGCGCCGCACAATACAAGCCTATGAACTAGGCGAGACAAGTATACCCAAGGTTTTGGAGATGGCCTTGGAAACGATAGAGCTAGAGGAAAAATAAATAAAAAGGGGCTGGGGTGCTAGGCTTAACAAGTTATGCTTAACAAGTTAAGCACCCTTTTCTTTTTGCAATAGGTACTTGGGTTGCAAAACAAGTAATGCTTAACTTGTTATGCTTAACACCGCTAATGCGGATTATACGAAGAAGCAAAAACCTGTCAACCACAAATTTATAAAGCATTGAAAAGGAGGGTTTCACATGCAGATAATCACACGCAAAGAAGCAAAAGAGAAAGGGCTGAAACGGTACTTTACAGGCAAGCCCTGCAAGCATGGGCATGTAGCTGAGAGAGTCACAAGCCAAGCTGTATGCTTGGAGTGCAAGACAGCCACAGACAAGCTGTATTACAAGGACAATAGAGAAAGGCTCATAACTAAAGCCAACGCATATGTGAAAAGTAACAAAGATGCTGTTGCTGCCTACCAAAAAGCATATGTCAGAGAGAACGCAGACAACCTAAAAGAATACCGTGAGGCGCGGTATAAAGAAAAAAGAACCCAAATCAGTCAAGCACAAAAGGTATATTACACAAAAAACAAAGAACATCTTTGCAATTACCAAAAGATTAGACGTTCTAACCCCGATAAGATTGACCAAATAAAAGCAACATCTGCTAAATGGAGAGAAAAAAACAAAGACCGTTTGTCGGCACTAAAGAACGCAAGAAAACGCAGAGTAAGAAAAGCATCACTTAACTGGTATAATCTAAGAAACACAATCATAGAGATATACGTTGAAGCCCGCGAAGCAAGCATGGTTGTTGACCATTATTACCCCATCCAAGGCAAAACTATATGCGGGTTGCATGTGCCTTGGAACCTACAAATCATTACGGCAGAGGAAAACCTAGCCAAAGGCAACAAGATGCCGGAGGAGTTTTATGGGGCTAATCACACAATGATTCCCGCACTAGCATGCACCAAGTCTCAAAGCTAATCGTGGCTATGTCTTGCTTATTAGAAAAAGCCTCGTTGATAGCTGAGAGATACACAACGCAGCGAATCGGTTGCCGGTCAAACTTGTAAATGAGAACCGGCAGTTCACCTGTTAATAACGCGGCGGCGCAAGTTTGTGACCACCAGGCATCTTTGTGGATATTATTGGCTGTTGTGTTTGCATACCGCTTGCACTCTATTAGCCACCCATCAAGACCAATCAAATCACCCTTGCCAGCTAGCCGGTACTGTTCCAGGTCACGCTTTACCTTTACGCCTAGCTGGTCGTGGATTAGTAGAGAAACCTCGCGTTCAAAAGAAGCACCCTTGTTGCGTCCATTGGTCATATCCAACCTACCTTTGTTTCTGTTGCATCGCCATCCCACACAAACCAAGCGTAGGCAGTCGTGCCGTTGCCGCTAGGCTTTTCATCACCGCGCCATATGGTCAGGCGTTGAGAGAAAACCCAAACCCTAGCTGGCTTATGGGTGTCAAATAGGGCGACACGGCGAGAACGTCCTTCTAAAAAAGCAAGGCGTAAAAGCCAGCAATGTTTAACAGCTTTGAGAGAAATAGCTTTTTCAATAAATTTCTGGGCGTGTTTGTATGGTGGGTTCGTAACTATGTTTGGCGCAAGTAGCTTAGACTCCATCATAAAATCCACGCCAGACTGACCGTACCCATAGTCGTTTAGGTCAGTGCTAATGACGTTATGGTAATGTGAGAAAGGCTCAGATATAGCACCATTGCCGCAAGCTGGTTCCCACACATCACCATCAAAACTTTCTACATCCATCAACCCTTCGACAGCAATCAATGGTGTAGGATAGAAGTCATCCTTCTGCCTATCCCTCACTGTTCAAACTCTACATGGATGAGAAACTCGGCTGCATCTTCCTCATGCACCTCACCATCACCGTCACAGAACTCACAGGTCTGCATCACGCCCTTGATAAAGCCGCCGTTGGCATGGTCAATCACCTCGACCTCAACCTCATATTCACCAGCCCCGCCGCAGTCAGGGCAGTTAACGTAGTCGCTGGCTGTGGTGTTGTTCGTAGAAGTCATTAGCTTTTACCTTTCCATCAGTTGCTAGAGAGATACGCCGCATAGATTCGGGCGTAGGAAATCTCTCACCCCTGACTAACCGCGACACCGCTGAGATAGACAGCCCAGATTTATAAGCAAACTTACCCATACTCAGCCGTTCTGTCTGTAAATATTGTTTTAAGTCCATGCCCCTAGAATAATTAGTGTTTGACAGACTGTCAATACTGTGGTAGAGTCATTTATAAGTCATATTCCACTTTCATGGAGGGTAACGTGGAAAAACCAAAGCAGTACCGTATACCGAAAACTTATTATCGTGACCATGTTGATTGCGATTGTATCGCGCCAGACATTATCAAGGAAACCAAGAACCACTATTACATAGACGCTACAGAGAACGAGGCTATGGCTGAGTTAAGAAGTAGGGCAATGATGTATGCCGACACAACATTCCCTGACTATTGGGAAAGCTGCCGAGGTATAGTTTTGTCAGCAAAGGCAACTCTTAAAGTCATTGGAGAGGACATCGAACATTCTAAGGCAGTCGAGGCTGTCTATGTCAGGATGCTTGGTTGACAGATTGGCAATGGGTTGGTAAGAAAGTCCTATGGAGGGTCAAATGAAACGTAAATTAACTGAAGGCGAACAGTACGCAGCGCAAGCTCATATGGCAGCTTTGGCTTTTATCAAAGAAGATAAAGAAAAACAGGTTGTTAGGTTATTAAAAGAGATAGCTGGTTTAGAAAAAAAGTACGAAAAAGTAAGCCATAAAGTATTGCATGGCTGGGAAAGGCTCACAAAATGACTGAGTACACAATCCCAGACTATCGAAAAGATTTCGGTTGTTATCACAACAGCGCATCAGGTGGTACGCAATCCACTTATGAAAACCTGTTCAAACTATACATTCGCAAAGAATACAAGATGCAGTTCCCAATGTCAGCTAGGCCAAGGGCAGGGCAGATAGTACAACAGGGCTGCGACCATTACTTTGGGCTGCATGATTACTCGCCCGTCAGAGGCCAGCAAGAGGGCTTGACACTAGGCGAGGCAGTAAGACATGCCATGACAGAGTACATGGAATACAAGCCTATCAAATGGGATAATGGCAAGGACATGGAAGTGTTTGAAGCCTGCAAGGAAGCTATCCCAGAAATGATAGGTCATGCAGTCAGAGGCACGGAAGAATACTTTGGCAAGAACGTGGAGATGGTGGGCGAATACCAGCGCGTATTCAAAGATGACAGGCTAGACATACCTACCATTATGTTCTTGGATTATGCTGATGACACAAGACAGATTGACCTAAAGTGCAGCTTGCCTGTAGCCAACCCGCCCAAGAAAGATGGCACAAGGACTTGGCGTATACCGAAACCAAAGACTGAACCCACCTGGAATCAGGTAGCGCAGCAGGCGGTGTACTGGAAAGGCACTGGCCTAGTGCCAGCCTTGCTGTTTGTTACTGGCGAGGGCTACAACCTATGCACACCTGATAACTGCGACATGCTTAAACCTGACGCATTAGAAGAAGCTTATGAAAGAATAGCGCAGCGGTGGTTGACTATACAAAACCTTATGAAAGCTGCTAATGGCAATTGGAAGAACCTGTTTGGTATGGTTGCACCTGACTTTGCAGAGATAGCGCAGCGGCATGGCCCTGAGATACTTGAGATTGCTAAACAAACTTGGAGGGTGGAATGAAAGTACCGACTAGGGATGAGATAAAAGAGGCGTTGAGAATACCAGAGGTAAACGTCAAGACTGACGCTATGGGTAGGGTTATTAGGAAAAAAAACTATAGCCAGACTAAAGTGAACAAGGGTTTTAATGTTGGTAAGCCGAAAGGGAAGGGTAAGTATGATTAAGATGGAGATGACAAAGGATGAGTTTCAAATGCTTACGGTGTGGTCAAAGTATCACTTTTGGGATAGCACTGAGAGTTTTACAGACGACATAGATATTGATGAATTGCTGGAGTGGGCAAGAAGTTGCCTGTTAATGGCTAGGCTTAAATCAATAGCTGATAAAAACAATATATATTTTGGCCTTGATTCACAATACTGCGAAGATGCTGAAGACAGCACAAAATTAAAAGTCGTAACACAATTTGTTCAGCATTATTCTGACCAAATTACTAACACAAAGGATGTGCTTAAAGGGGCAGCCGCATCAAAGAAGCTGGAGAGGGCAAATGACTGAGGTAGAACAGGAACATGCGCAAGCAATCGACTTCACGCAAGAGAGATTGAACCGAATCGAACGAGACATGGCGCACATGCAGAAAGACCTTGATGAACTAAAGACTATGCTTGCGTCATTTATGAAAGCGATTACGGACTACAATGAGGAGGTGAATGACAATGACTGATTTAACACAAGCAATGACAGTCGTGGCTGATTACTATAAAGACCACGCTATCAAGCAAAAGGGCGGCAAGATGTATCTGCAAGTGGTGCATCGTGTCGAGGCGTTTCGCCGTGTGCTTGGTGCAGAGTTTGGTATCGACACAAAGATTATTGTGGATGATGGACACCGCGTAGTGGTCAAAGCCATTGTTACAAACAAGGATGGCATCACTGTTGGGTCTGGTATGGCTGAAGAAATAAGAGGGCAAGGCCATGTCAACACAACTTCTGCCTTGGAAAATGCAGAGACATCTGCTATAGGCAGGGCATTAGCTAGTCTTGGTTTGTCTGGTGGCGAGTATGCATCTGCTAATGAAATGGATGCAGTGCCACGCAAGGCAGAGAATATTGCACAGAATCAGACGGTGGCTGTCGAGAAAAAAGACCCTCCAAGTCAACAGTCTCCGGCCCCGTCTGAGCCACCCAAAGAAATGACCCGTGAAGAACTTGACGAGAAGCACGACAAGGGCGTGTGGCAAGACATGAAATCACGCTTGCGTCAGATGAAGCATGTCAATAATGTTCATACTCTGTTTGAGGATATGAAGCCTAAAATACAGGAAATCAAACAACGGAATCCAGAGGCAGCGCAGCACATTGTTAAGCTGTTCCTTGATGCTGAAGATAAACTAACAGCGGGAGAGTAAAGTGGAGGCTTTCAAACACAAAGACTTGAACGGGGCAATGTTTCCGTACAATAAAAAAGGCAACGATAAAAGCCCAGACATGAAAGGTTACATGACCCTTAGTGGGGAGACATACATTATTTCTGGGTGGAACAATAATACATCACAGGAAATACCTTACATAAGCGTGAAGTTATCTAAACTTATACCTATAAATGAAGAAGGAGAAGCCTAATGGCCTTGAGAAAAATCACAACTATTCGCTGCTTTGCGAATGACCCAGACAAGAAAGCAACTCATAGCAATTCAAACTGGAAGCCCTATGTAGGCAAGGAACCAGGTGATGTTGTTCTAAGCAAGGACACACGGCATCAAATCTCTGTCTTTGCTAATGAGGATGGTTCTATTGATGTAAGTATCAGTGAACGCATTGCAGAGGATTACACAAGCGGTGAAAGCATTGCTGCTAACGTAAGACAGGGCGGCATGCGTAAGATTGCCGAGTCAATGGAAACACCAGCAGCACCTAAGCCACAGATGGCACTCGATGATGAAGTCCCTTTCTAATCTGGAGACTGCCTTTCATGCTTTAGACCATTGCAAAGACATACTCTTGGAACGGTCTAAGTATGGAACGGTGGGTGATAACTTTCGGCAAATCAGTGAAATGGGGTCTATGATTACAGGCCACAAGATGACTGAAACACAGGTCTGCGCGTTTATGATAGCCGTAAAACTATCTAGGTTATCAGCCAAGGATGAGTTTGGTTTGAACTGTAATCACATAGATTCATTCGTAGACATCATAGGCTATGGCGCGATTGCTTTAGAACTGCTGGAAGATGGCAAAGAAAAAGTTTGATTCACGGCATATTGCATGCGCTGTATGTGGTCACAAACATTATATAAAAGATGGTGGATGGGTAATGCTTGGGAGTAAGCAACCCATCTGCTACTCAATAAACGGGAGAAATTGTTATGGAGAGATGCGAGTGTTGTGGGCAGCCAAAGCTGGGCAAGCCAATAAAGAAAAGAGGAAGGTGGACATTCTTAAAGAGTTTGAAAGTTGGTGAATCACTTACATTTGATAACTGGCTTGAACATGAAAGGGCAAGGGATGCTGCGCGACACTACAACATCCCTTACAAATCATTCAAACACAGAGATGGCTCTGGCTATAGTCTAGTTATTTCTTCTTAGACTTCATAATCTTTTTCTGTAAAGCGGATGGCAATGCCTTCTGCTTTGCAGTCAAGCCCTTACCTTTAGCGGCTTTCTTCTTTGGTGGACGACCCATCTTTGAACCGTAAGTTCCTTTTCCCATCGGCATAATTACTTTCCTTTCTTTGTTTTATTACGCTTGGATATTGCTGCTGCCTTCGACTTTGCATCAGCCTTGCTGCTTGCACCCCATGCCCTGAGAGACAAGAGTAACCTAGTCGGCTTACCATTCTTTCTTTCTGGCCCCCTCATACCGCCCATTCTAGCCAAGAAACTTGCGCGTCTTGGGTTGTCGCCCTTCTTTACAGGCGCTTTAAGATTCATACCCTGCTTCTTAGCAGACGCACGACCCTTGGCGTTCAAACCGCCTTTAGGGTTCTTGCCTGCTTTGCGCTGCCATGCTGGTGTTCTAGCCATCTTTCTTTAGCCCGTGGGTATACCCGTCTTTCTTGTTATATGTAAGCGACTCACCTCTACCGCCTTCAATGTAGCTGCAATGTATCCATCCAGAGTTGCCGCCAGTATAACACTCAAGAATAAGCTGGTCATACTCTAAGTTGTCCTCAATCCATCTTGCCAGGTCATAGTTGTCTATGCCTGCTACCTCAAAGTCTGCCGCCTCACCCTTGGCATGTTGGCTGTCCAAGCTACTGCCAATTGCAACGCATAACTCTGGGCTGCGATACCCTGATGACACTAGAAACGAACCAAACTCATCACGGATGGGCTGCAATATCTTTTCACACAACAGTTCCATAGCCTCAATGTGATGCAGTTCTGGGGCATTGGGGATGCCCTTACGTTCAGCAGTCTGGGATTTAACCATTTCTTCTAACGTAAAGTTAGGTGATAAAGGATAAGTCATCTCTTTTTCTTTATTAGCTTTGTTAAAACTTTTGCTTGCTTCGCATGAGAACGAGAGGCTTTTCGTAACCCAGCCGCGACCTTTTTTACTTTAGCTTTTGCTTCGCGCTTCATCACTTTACCTTTCTAAATCTTCTGGTTTTTTTGGCAATCTTTTTAGGCTGCTTGGAAACTTGTTTACCAGCTTTAGTTGCCTTTCGTTTAGCACGGGTTGTCGCTGCGTACTCCGCTTTCGATAACGACTTAATGGCAGCGGAAGGTAAATACCGTTCCCCCGTGGCTTTAGACCCTTGAGTAGATGGTTTACCACTTTTGGTTCTCCACTTCTGCTTAGTCCAAGACTTTAAGCTTCGTTGTGACTTAGCTAAAGGCATTACCTGTATCCCCCGCCTTTGGCTTTGTACTGCTTTGCAAGCATCTGCGCTTTACGCGCCGACCATTGACCTGGCCTGCCGCCCTTGCCACTAGCTTTTATGCTGTTAAACAGGTTCTTGCGCATAGTTGGCTTGGTGTAGTTACCCGCCTTGTTGACTGTAGATTTTTTCTTAGTTGCCACTATTTTTTCCTAAACTTATCTACGCCTTTGAGTCCTAATCCGGCAAGAATGGTAACATACAATATATTCTGATACCAATCTGGCAATTCGTTTAACCTAGCAAATCCAGATTTGACCAGTTCTTCCATACCTGGAACAAAGCTAAGTATGCAGGGAATTAGTACAACAATTGTAATTATCTCATCTTTAAAACTGGATTTTGTGGACTCAGCCATGATGAGTTCCCACTTGGAATCATGCTGGGCTGCGGTCTTCATTATCTCTGACTTGGCTTTCTGCTTCTCAACCTTGCCTTCTAAGAAGGTCTGGGCAAGATTACCAACCACACCTAGTAACTGTATCACTCGCAACTCTCCTTTCCAGCACAATCAACAGGGTAACACTGTGCAATCATCCTGTAATAATCATTATGGTAAGTGGCTCTCCACATTTCTTCATCAATTAAATACACACACTGTTCTTCCGTCATCTCTTGCTGCAAAACCATTTGATTACCAATATATTGCCACTCATTTCCGTCATTACCCCACATGCTTATGACTAGAACGAATGTCTCAATCATTACTTAGCCTCTACTATAAGTTTAAGTTTTGCTATCTCGACTTCTAAAACATGCACCTTTGCCACCATATCCTGAACGCTCTCTGGTGGTTTCCAGTCATCAATCCAGTTGTCGTTCTCCTCAACTTCTTCCATCGTCAGTTCAAGGTTGTGTTCTAAAAAACTAATGCGTTCTGTTAGCCCAAAATAAACCCAAACTGATACGGCGGTAAACGCAATCATGCTTATAAGATTACGCAATGGAATTGTTATTTCACTTGCTTCATTTAACTTTGTCGCCGCCTGTTTCATTTAGACTCACTTCCACACCATACAGCAAAAGCACCTGTAGCCGCGCCGACTATAGTGCTAACAAAAGCTGTCTGTTGAGTAGTAGCGTCAGCGCCAAGGGCCATGAACCAATCGCATACATTCCAGGCCATAACAGTAAATGCCAGCATCATCATACGCGGTATGATTTTGTACTCTGTGAGTGCTTTACCCATCTCTGCGTCCTCTTACTGCCGCCATCGCTTTATTAAACGAATAAAACTCTGCTTTATCTTCATCAAATAACTTAGGCGACATGCGCTTTGACTTTTGTTGCACCTCAAAAACTGGCAAGAACACTGCTTTCCTATGTTGATAGCCCACACAGCATAATATGTCATAGTCCTTAACACTCCCAATAATTTTATTCTTGCGTCCATGCCCAAACTGAAAATGGTAACTCGGAAGGCGCTTGCCTTTCTGTAATAGTAGGCTCGCAGTCTTAACTTGTATCCTGATATATTCATCATCTTTCCACGCTAATAAATCAACCTTGTCTTGCTGACACATAGACACTCGCCAGCCTAATGATAACACAATGGCAGCGGCGTGATACTCACCGATAAGGCCTGTTGTCGTACTCATCCAACCTCAATAGACTTTGCTGTTGATACCATTACAGTAATAAACAAACCTATCACAACGCAAGCAAGCGCAAGGACAGCCAAGCCAATCTTCATGTTATCAATCATCTCTTGCTGGGAAAGCGCAGCTTCTCTACGCGCCTTGGCCTGGGCTTCCCTGGCCTCGCGTATTCTCTTAGCACGTTCATCTAGTATAGACTGCCAAGTGCCAGCGCCAAATCTGTGGTCTGTTAAGCGCCTGACTTCAGCCACTTGTTCAGCGGCTAACCGTGCGTCTATCAGTTCCTTTGCAACACTTTCAACGCCGAACTGGTCTGCGATACCCATGCCGCCTTTCTTATTGCTTGCAGCCTGGACTTGCTGTTGACCGTTAAGCAGCGAATCTATGTCGCCTGCAATAGCACCAATGTCCTTGGCTGTACCAATGGCTGACTTAATCCCGTCCACACTTGCTTTCACAAGCGCAATGCCAGCTAATGCAGTGCTAATCGGTTCCACTAGGACAGCATACCCTTCTTCAATGTTTGACACCGCCATCTCTTAGGCATCAGGCCGTGAGTCATTTCCCCAACGTCACGCCCCATTTCCATTGCACGGCGTTCACATGCAGCGCGAGTATCGTATGGGCCGCGAGTGTCGTGAAATTCTATGCAATCAGTAGGGGTCGCTATTGCGCAGGCCAGTACGATTGCCTTAAACATCTTTCCCTAAAAGCCTCTGAACAGTCTTGGTTTCAAAGATGCGTATCAACACCCAGACACCAGTGAACAACGCTACAAAGTCAGGAACCATAGCCATCCACGCGGCGACTGTGCCTGTGCCAGCAGCTACATCTAGGACAACTTTGGTTTCATCGTTCATAAGTCACCTATGCGTAAGGGCTGTCGCCCAGCACAGATTTATCCCAAGCCGCTTTTAGCTTTGCAATCGTGTCTGCGCTGTCGATTGCAGATGCGGCTGGTGCATCACGCAGGGCAGCTTTCTTGGTAACTGAAGCAGACTTTGCAGAACTATCGTCAGCCTCTAACGCTTTCATATAAACGACATCCTCTGCCGCCAACAGTGGTGCGCGAACCTCACGAATTTTGTCTTTGAAGATAGCCTTCGCGGCAGTCATATCTTCTGAAATAACCTTGCCAGACAATGACCATGCGCCACGAAAATGCCTATCGCTGGGTTTACTGGTCAGGTCAGCGGCATCAATCTGATTGCCAGATTTGTCAACTATGTATGTTGCTACAGCCATGATTTACTCCTTATGCTGCTAAGTCTTCGATTGTTAATTCTTCACTTATTTTCCAACTATTACGCCACTCGCGGGTTGTTG